AGTGATATTCTTTCTAAGACAACAAAAGATGCAAACGGTAAGGACAGATTACCAAATGGTAATTACATCCAAAAAACTGCTCAACATTTTGTCATCATATCAGATGGTAAATCAGCTGAGACAGCTTTAATATCTATGTATTCCTCACAAGCAAAAATTTCCAGAAAATGGAATTCGATGATGATGAGTATTACGATAGATGGAAAAGATGGTCCATTTACGCCGCCACCTTTTAGCCACATCTATAAGTTATCTTCAGTAAAAAATACTGGAAAGGGTAACGAATGGTATGGTTACAACATACAAAAGGTTGGACAAATCACTGATGCTAATCTCTATAAGAGAGCGAAAACTTTTTATGAAAGTTGTCGTAGAGGCGATCAGTTAAACGGAAAGACTTCATAAGTTTCCATTCCGGTTGGAAAGATGGGCGGGAGCGGGAGACTTAACTCGCCCATTCAAAAGTTATGATGAAAGCATTCAAAGAGATATTCGAGGGATTAAATAGTGCATACGGACAATACATTCCGAGTACTGTTCATTCACCTAATGGCAAACAAAAGGGTAGACCTTTTACAGTAAAAAAACCTGTAGTTGATTACCTTTGGGAAAACCATTTAAAAGGAAAAGAACCTGCATTAGGTATTATTCCTATTAATGAAAAAAGTTTATGTCGTTGGGGATGTATAGACATCGATCAATACGATTTTAATCACAAAAAATTTATCAAGAAAATAAAACAAAAGAAACTACCTTTAGTCGTGTGTAGATCCAAATCTGGAGGAGCACATGTATTCTTATTTGTATCTGAATGGATTGAGGCAGCTGCCATGAGAGCAAAATTAAAAATTATGGCTGCCGCATTGGGTTATTCTGAATGTGAGATATTTCCAAAACAAGAATATATATTAATCGAAAGAGGAGATACAGGTAGCTTTTTAAATCTTCCATATCACGGAGGCGATAATACAACACGATATGCATTTAAAGATAATGGGGATGCAGCAAATTTAAAAGAATTCTTAGAACTTCACGAAGAATATAAATTAACGAAAGACAAATTTGAAAATTTAAGAATAGAAAGCGAGAAAGAACAGAACATAAAAGATGGTCCACCTTGTTTACAAACATTATGCAAAGAAGGATTTCCTGAAGGCACTAGAAACAATGGCCTTTATAATATTGGAGTTTATCTTAAGAAAGCAAACCCAGATACCTGGCAAACAGATTTAGCAACATATAATACAAGATTCATGAAGCCACCACTAAGTCCTCAACAAGTGATGACATTAATCTCTTCCCTTAATAAAAAAGATTATCAATATAAATGTAAAGATCAGCCAATTTGTAATTATTGTGACTCATTAACATGTCAATCTAGAAAATTTGGAATTGGTAATGGATCATTGATGCCAGATATATCAAATTTAAGAATCTTTACTTCGGATCCGCCTATCTGGTTTGTAAACGTTGGGGGTAAAACAGTGGAAGTTGATACAAAAACATTAAGAAATTTTGATTTATTTGATGAAGCATGTATGGAGCAGATGAGAACTAAACTTCCTAATGTCTCTAAACCGATATGGGGCAAAGTGATTAGTAACTTAATGAAAGCAGTAGAAGAAATAAAAGCACCAGAAAGTTTAACATTTAAAAAACAATTAGAAGAACACCTAGAAAATTTCACAACGGATCGAGCGGCAGGAAAACAAAAAACAGATATTAATAGAGGTGTATCCTGGACAGACGAAGGAAAATCATATTTTAAATTTAAAGACTTTTGGAAATACCTACAAAATACAAGAACTTGGACAATGGAGAGAAATAAAACATTAACTAAGATTGGTGAATACTTTGATGCAAATATAAAGGATCAAATAAGTATTACTGGAAAAGATGTTAAAGTTGTTTCAATTAAATCATTTTCAGCAGAAAAAAATAAAGACGAACCACCAGAATTAGAAAGGCCACCATTTGTAAAATGATAAAAAGAATCATTATACCTGGTCCGCCAGGAACCGGAAAAACCTGGAAATTAGTTAATGAATATTTAAAAAAAGAAAAGGAAGAATACAACACACCCTTAAAACGAATAGGGTTTTTTACTTTTAGTAGAAACGCCACTAAGATTTCTGTGAACAGAGCTACCAAACTATTTAGCAAAGTAGATTATGACGAAGATTTAAAATATTTTTGTACCTTACATGCTCTAGGAACAAGAGAATGTGGTATTGATACCAAAACACAGCTTCTTAAAGGAAAGAAATGGGATGCTTTTAAAGCTTATGTTGGTGGAATAGCAGCTAACTTAAATTTTGAAACTTACGCCACAGAAGATGGAAATATGATCTATGGCAATGACTATATTAAACTTATCAATTTAGCTAAATGTAGAAAGATCTCTTTAGAAAATCAATATAGACTTCAAGAACATTTACAAGATATTAGCTATGCTAATCTAGAATATTTAGATCGATGTTTAATTAAATTTAAACAACAAACAGGAATGTTTGAATTTATAGACATGATCTCTCAATTTATTGAAAAGAAAAAATGTCCACAGTTTGACGCTGTGTTTTTAGATGAAGCACAAGACTTAAATAATCTTCAATGGGAAATGTTTCATTATATTGAATCAAATGCAAAACGATCTTATATCGCTGGTGATGATGACCAGGCCATTATGGGTTTTCAAGGAGCAAATCCAACTCACTTTATAAGACTTCATACCGACGAGGCTACAACGGTTGATAAATCATTAGTAAAATCAAGAAGAGTTCCACGAAGAGTTTTAGATCTAGCCAAACAAATACTGGATAAAATTCCATTAAACGATAGAGTCGCTAAACAATGGAAGCCTAGAGATTTTGAAGGAACAGTAACCTGGGTATCTAACTTTGAACAAATTGATTACAGTAAAGGGCAGTGGATGATTATGACAAGGACCAATAAAATGTTAGAGCCTTTAAAAGATTTTTTTGAAGATAAAGGATTTTATTACGGAAGTAAAAAAGGAAACACTTTAGTTAATAAAGATTTATTACAAGCTATTGACACTTGGAAAAAATTAAACGAAGGTCAACTTATACCAGCAAAATTAGCTAAAAAGATGTATGGTTTTATGAGTGTAAAAGGAAAGAATATAAAAAGAAATTTTGGTAATGGATCTTCATTTGACGCGGTTATCGAAGATATAGTCAATATAGAAGATTTAAGAAACAATCACGGTATGCTAGCGGCGGGCAGCTGGCAGCAAGCATTAGATAAAATTACAGATAAGAAAAAAACATTTATTCTGGCTATGGAAAAAAATGGTGAAAATGTGTCACCTGAAGTAGAGCCTAGAATTAAGCTATCAACAATTCATGGAGCCAAAGGAGACGAAAGACAAAATACTGTTTTAATGTTAGATATCGATTACAATAGTTTTAACGCATATCAAAAAGATCCAAATCCAGAACATCGGTTATTTTTTGTAGGTATAACAAGAACATTTGAAAATTTATATATTGTTAATCCTGCAGGAGAGTACGGGTATCAAATATGAGTGTTTGGAAAAAGCAGGTTGGTGGAAATCACTACAAGAAATATAAATTGCAGCCAAGTCAGTTTGTAACTGAGAACAAGTTGCTATATCCAGAAGGTTGTGTTATTAAATATGTAGTACGACATCAAGATAAAGGAGGAAAGCAAGATTTAGAAAAAGCTAAACATATGATAGATATGATTATTGAAAGGGATTATGAAGAAAACGAAAAACAAGAATCTTGGATAGAAGGATATAGAAAGTGGAAAAAGGATGTATAAGCCTTTACCAAAAGAACTCCGACTAGGGTTTTCTGATATTCACGACATAGGCTTATTCGCCAAAGAATTTATTCCACAGGGAACTAATTTTGGTATGACTCATATACAGATTAGTGACACCATTATTAGAACTCCTTTAGGAGGATTTATTAATCATAAGGATAATCCTAATTGTGAAAAAGTTAAACTCTATTTTAACTCTGATCACACAGAGTTTACCAAATGGAATTTAATCACTATTAAAGATATAAAAGAAGGGGAAGAACTAACATTACAATATACCTTTTATAAAATATGATGTTTGAAGCTCAAACCGAATGGATAGCCCCAGACAACTTCCCAGATTTAAGCGGGTATAAACTTATAGCAATAGACTTAGAAACAAGAGACCCAGATTTAAAATCTAAAGGGTCTGGTGCTGTTATTGGTAATGGTGAAATTATTGGAGTTGCTGTTGCTGTAGATGGATGGTGCAAATACTATCCTTTTGGTCATGAAGGTGGCGGAAATTTAGATAAAAAAAGAATTTTAGAATGGGTTAAAGCAGTTTGTGAAACTGAAGCTACAAAAATATTTCATAATGCAATGTATGATGTGTGTTGGCTTCGTTCCTATGGAATTAAAGTTAACGGTCATATCATGGATACTATGGTTATGGCTTCACTGGTTGATGAAAATCGAATGCGTTATACTTTGAATGCCTTAAGTTGGGAATACCTAGGCGAAAGAAAAAGCGAAGCTACGTTATTTGAAATAGCTAAAAATTGGGGTATAGATCCTAAAGCAGAATTATACAAATTACCAGCCATTTATGTGGGTGAATATGCAGAAAAAGATGCTTCTCTTACATTAGATTTAT